GACATTCCATGAGGAGTGCCTAAACCATGTTTCGTGCTATTATTAGTTACTTCATACATACTATGCAAATGTTAAGTTTCTCAAATAAGGAATAAATCCTAAATTAAACTCATAACTCAATACTTCGACTCCATTAACTTCCATTATCAAAGTATTAAAGAAATTTGAACTATCTAAAACATCAGTAACAACACTTTGTAGCCTCGCTGAATAAAGAATGTCATTTTTATCACGTGGTAAATCAGCTCCAGCAACATAAGGCCTAACACCATATAAAAAAGTTTCTATGTTTTGTTGAATTGCAGATTGAACCGAAGCTCCATCTTCAAATAGTCCATTAATTGTAACATCAACTGGAACTATTTCAATTTGTAAAGTTTCTACATTTGCTTGAATTGGACGTCGGCCTCTTTCATTTAATGGTTTAGTGTCATCTGGATCAAAATTAATTACTTCTAAAACATTATCTAATAAAGTAGAATCTGGAGTTCCTTTTCCATCTGTACTATCTGGAATTGTAGCCTCTACATAAACATCAACAAATCCAGCATCGTCATTTCTAACGTAAGGATAAACTTTTCTAACACCTTGAGCATCTGAACTCCATAAACGATAATCTGTTTTGCTTCCACCTTCAGGCTCTAATTGAATGGCATCTAATATGTTTTGTCGATAAACTTCAATATCCTCACTTGCCCTTGGTTGTTCAACAACTTCATCAACTACAACTAAATTATTAACTCCCAAAACTGGCTCAGTAATTGTCAATTCATCAGCAGTATTTAAATCAAAATCAGTACCACCACCTAACGAACGTACTTCAATAATTTCAGTCACACCACTCATGGTAACCTCATTATCTAAAACATATAATTGGCTCGGATTTAAAGAGTTTTCATTTGATTTAAAAGTCAATCCACTTCTTAAAACTGATCCATTTGTTCCAGTTACTTCTAAATTAAAAATTCCAGCAGTTGCCGGACGTGGATTTCTATTCAAATAAATTCTACCTAACCTCTCTAAAGTACCGCCATTTGACTCAATATCTGCGGTATCTGGAAAAATTTGATTTTGAATGTCCGATAAATACAAATACATAAGTTTAAACTGCATAGCCAAAACACTATCAAAAGCATCTAAGACATATTTTAAATTTGTACTCGACAAATTTAATTTTGATTTAAGGTCATTTTCTAAAGCCTCTTTCAATTCATTTACACTTGGTATATCTCTCATTTTTAAATTGTTTTTTCTATAATTAACTCACCTTTGGCGTTATTATACACCATTTGTAGAACTCTACTTTCTTGAAATCCTTTTTGTGTAAAGTTAACAATTATTCTAATATTATTTACTCCTATAAATTGAACGTCAACATTATAGTTTAATAAAATATTCAAATAACTTAAATCTTCATTTACAACTTGAATTATTTTTAAACGGCCAGCAGTATTTAAAACTACTTTTTGCAACTCACGCTCAGTATTAGAATTAAATTGTTTACTTTGATTTTCTGCAAAAAATAAAGGATTTGCCCAATAATCAAAACGTTCCTCAGAAACAAGCTCATTACCCAATGTATTAGCCTCTACATTGCCACCAAATAAAGCTAAATAAACTTGTTGAAACAGTACCTCGCCCATTAATAAATCATTTGAAACGATGGACATTTCGCCACCGCTTCCAGATTCATGTAAATTTATATCTTTTGTATTACTCATAATTTAAAATTTATTATTTACCAAATGCGCCTTGAGTTGGAGATACTACAACTGGAATACCTCCAGTAAAATTACTTGTAGTTTTAGCTTCAGTTCCTTTTTTAGCAGAAACTTCAATACCTACTTTACCATTGATATTTGCATTAGCCGTAGCTTTTGCTTGTTTGCCCTCTGGAGCTTCTAAAGTCCCCATACTTTCACGCAAAGCCTTTATTTTTTCAGCACCACCTCCAGCTAAATCTCCCATACCTGGTATTTTAGCTAACAACTCCAATAATTGTTGAACTGGCATCAAAATAGCATCTAATAAAACTTTTCCAATTGCTTTTATTCCCTCTAAAATACCACCAGTTTTAAATGCCTCAGTTACCATTTCCCAATTACGTCTAAAACTTTGAATAACAGAAATAACCATTCCTAACGGACCCATAAATAAAGAAACAGCAGCACCCCATTCATCCCATTTAGCAATTACCAAAGCTATAAATCCAATTAAAGCAATAACACCTAATACAATCAATCCAATAGGATTTGCCCACATAGCCGCATTCCATAACCATTGAGCAACGGTAACTGCTTTTGCAGCATTTGAATAAAGAAACATCACTCCTTGAAATATACTTGTAACAATAGTAACTCCTTTTATAATTCCAGACATAACCAATAAAGCAATACCAACATTTGCAATAGTAGTTATTAATCCAGGATTATCATTTGCCCATTTTCCAAACTTTTCAATAATAGGAACTACTTTATCAATTAATTTACTTAAAATAGGCGCTAATTGTGTACCAATAGTAATTGATAAAGCCTCCATGTTATTTTTAGCCATTTCTAATTTACCAGCTAAAGTTCCATTCTTTTTAGCAGCTTCAGCATTTATAGAAGTACCATCAGCAAATGCTTTGTTTGAAATGCCTTGAACCTTTGCAAGTTTCTCATATCCACTACCTAAAGCTCCAACAACTTTTATAGTTTCTTGAGAACCTATTTTTAAGTTATCCAAAGTCATTGCCAATTCACGTGGCTTTAATTTATTTAAAGATTTTGCAAAAGTAGTAGCAAATGCAGTAGGATCAGTTTGATATAATTTATTTGCACTTTGAACGGTCATTCCCATTTGAGCAGCAAAACCAGTCATATTTTTACCAGCAACTAAAATCAAATTAGAAAATCCACCAGCGGCTATTTCAGCACTTAAACCAGCATCTTCTAAAAAACCACCTAATGCAGCAGAAGATTGAATACTCGGTTTCATCGCATCTGGCAAAGCACCAATTCGCAACATAAAGTCGTTAATATTTTTTGCACTACCAGCACTATTTGAAACCTCATTAATTGCACTACCAGCCTTTGTCATAGAAGTAGCAATATCAATGCCTCTTGTTTCTTTAAAAAGGTTTTTCAGTTTCGCTACTTGCTCAACCGCAAACTCGGTACTTCCAAAATCAGAACCTAAAGCAATTGCAAATTGATTTCCAGCCTTAGTAAATGCTACTAATTCATCTTTTGCAACTCCAATAGTACCAGCAACTACTCCAATATCTTGTAATGCACTTATACTTGTACGAGTTTTTTTAGACATTTCTAAAATAGCCTTACCATAAGACTCGCTTTCCTTTTCGCTTAATCCAGTTGTTTTAGCGACATCGGCCATTTTATCCTCAAATTTAACTGCTGCATTAACCGCAACACCTAAAGGCGCAATTATAGCAGTTCCAGCCATAGCCATATTGCCAGCAACAACATTTGCCTTTGCATTAAATCTGTCAATTGCGGCAGTCGCAGTATTGCCGAAATTTTTAGTTCCAGCAGTCATTTTTTGCACTACACTACTAAATTTATCTATTGCAATAAATTCAGTAGGTATTCTCATTGTACTTGCCATACTCTTAAATTTAAAAAGCCGTTAATAACTTGTAAATCATTAACGGCTTTTATTTATACTTCCATACTTTTTGCTATTTGCTTAGCTTCTTCATACCAATAACCGATACTATGGTAATCAAAATCATCGCAATATAATTTATCGATTGTTTTAGGTGTCCACTTGAAATATCTTACAATTGATTTTATACAATTCTGTAAAGATTCTCCAGTAATCCACCTTACATAAAAACTGGTGAAAACTCTTGAACAAATGCGTAGTCTTTTTTACTCAAACTATCTAATTCATTAATTGTAGCAACTCCGATAATATGAGCTATTAAAACTAATGAATATCTTACTGAATCAGTTTTTAAATCTATCCCTTTTGCAAGATGAGCAGTATCAGTTGGCTTTACTCTTGTTTTAAATACAAGTTCTTTTTTCTCAAATTCAGTTCCTTTATTAATAGATTCTAATAGATTATATTTAGGAATTAAATCATCAGAAAAATTTAAACGGCCATACATTACTGCATTTAATGTTTTTGGATAATCTTTTTTTACATCAATTTCACCATCTAAGAAATTTAATAAATAATCTGAAATTACCTTTATTGCAATTTCCTCGCTAATAACTTCTTTTGAATTTTGTTTTGAATTTTCCATTTTTTGTTTGTTTTTTGTTTGTAGAAAAACCAACCCCTATAATTAAGGGTTGGTTAGTTTTTTTTATAATCTCTCTAATTTACCACTTCCAGCGATTTTTAAAGTCATTTGAGCAGTATTTGTACTCGGTTGTAAATCCCCAACTGGAACTCCTTTCATTTTCCAAGTAACACCAGAAATATGCGAAATTGTCCAAGTCCCCTCGTCTGGGTGTTCAGCCATTCTACTTAATGAATTTTGTTCATAACCAGTAGCTAAATCAACTGCAATAGGACCCTCAATCATTGGTCGAACCCTGTTCTTTTGATAAATTGCTTGCCCATTACCAGTAGTTTGGTTAGCATCGTCATTTACACGAATACCTCCCTCATCAATTGTAAAATCCTCATTAGATTTAGCTGAGTATCTGAATTCTCCTAATGTATGTTGGCACACTATTCCTAAAATGTCGCCTCCTAAATATTTTGCCATCTTTATATGTTTTTAAAATTAAAATCCAGCCGTAGCATCAGTACTCTCAATTCTGGCAATTCCAGTTCGTTTGTAGTCAAATGAAGTTTCAAATCTATCTGGATTTAAAGTTGAAATTTGAACTTGCAAACTATCCTTTGAAAACTGAGGATTATTTATCAAGGCTCTTTCAGCTAAATCCTCAAAATAATCAAAGCAAGTAGCTTTCCATTCTTTTGGCTTAATAGCTCCAGAAACAGTTGTAACTTGGTCATCAGCAATTAAAACTTTGTCTTTTAATCGTAATGTTTCTAAAGTACGATAACCATCGCAAACATTCCAATCTAAGTTTAAGTTTCTCGCATATGCGTATTGTAATGGAACTTCTCCATCTGGATGGTATGTTGTTACCAAATCCATAATTTTATACGCACCATTCTCTAAAATAACAGTAGAGCATCCATTTTTAACATATACATCTCTGTTATTATAGATTGCCATATCTCCAATTAAACCATCACTTGGAACTGGCATATCTGGATAAGATTTATTATTCACGTCCAAATGAGGTGTATCTTGCATAACTCTTGCAAACAAAGCAACAACATTTGCGGCCGCTTCATAACTAAAACCAGATGAGTTTGGAGCTGGACAAATAACATTTGTAACTTGATTTTCTCTATTATCTGAAAGTCCAGTAGGGTCAGCACTATTTGTATTTCCCATAAAAGCCATAAAAGGCTTAAAAATTAAACCATTATATCTACCAGTAGGAGCGTCAGGGTCTGGTATTCCATTAAATTGCTCAAATTCAGATAATTTTTCCTCTCCGTAAGGGTTAGTTACTAAAGTGTACCAAGTTGTATCTCCAAAATTAGTAAATGATGCGGCTAAATCAACTGCACCAGCACCATCAGTAGAATCTGTTTCAGAATAAGAAACTCCAGCAGCATTTGAACCAAAATCGATTAAAATATTTACTTCTCCACTTGTAGTTCCTTTCCATTTTGTTGTACAAGTAACAACACCAGCGCTACTTACGGCAGTAATTGGAGAACCTAAAACTCCATTAATAGCATCTTTAATTTTTCCAGAAATAACCGTCGGAGTATCCCCAGTAACTACACTAAAATCATATGTTTGGAAATCTACATTATCACGTCCGTTTACAATTACAGTATGAGTTGCGTTACTTGTTGCAGTTCCAACCACAGTCCATTCCCTTGTTGATGCAGTTGCACCCTCATCCGATATTTGTGGAAATACCACAGTTGGTATACCTCCAACTCCATCTGAATTAATTGGTCTTAAAATACGCATTTGAGAATGGATAGGTGAACCGTAACCAAATAACTCTCCAGCTTGTTTTGCGCTTGTAACCTCTACTGGTGTAGCTGTAAGCCCAGTTTGATTAGCAGTATTAGCTTCGCCAAAAACTGCTATAATTTGCGGTAAGTTTTGAGTATCATTTGTAAAAAAACCCTTTTTGATTTTATAACCAGATACTCTTGAACGTCTTTCAGTTCCGACCGCAGTTGAAATTGTACTCATAATTTTTTATGTGTTAAAAATTAGTTTATATCCTTTTTCTGTTGAATCTAATTTGATAGTTGTATCATTTCTATTAAATACTTTTGAATCATCTGGATTTTGAAACTCGCTTGCTCTAACTGAAAATACTAATCTTGACATTCTTGTCATAGCGCCATCTTCTTTTCCGTAAGAATCATCAAAATTAATACTTTGAACATAAGTTCCTCCGATAAAACCAGGTGCAAAACCTAATGTTTTATATTTTGTAGATGATAAAATATATCTAATCCAACCAGTAATTTTTTGAAGTTTTATCCTTACGTTATCATTAGCTTTTTCATCAGAACTTTCAATTCCAAATGTATAAGTATCAATATTAAACGTATGAGTACCTTGACTTTCAAATTCATTATGATTATCATAAGGAACACTATTTAACGAAACAACAACCACTACATCCTCACTTTTATCAACTGGAGTAATTCTTTCAAGAAAAACACCTAAATCAATATCCGAACTTTGTAATGTAATTTGATTATTAAGTTCTAAAAGAAGAATAGCCCCGACCTCTTTTGTTAAGATTTCGAAGCTTTGTTCCTCAATTATTTCAGTTATTTTAGCACTCATTTTTAGTCTTTGTAATCATTTAAAATACACACGATTAATCCTAATGTTTCATCTGGGAAATTCTCTCTAATAATATATTTTTTTACAACTCCAGTACTATCTGGATAAGTAATAATATGATTTAATAAAGCAATTTCAGTTTTCGCATTCCTTACTGGATAACCTTGCGCAACTAATACATTTTCATTAATGCAAATGTGAACGTTTTTAGAGTTTATCGGCAAACCATCACTATCAAAATTAATAAAATGTTTCGTGGCTAACCCAGTTAACGAAATCGTTTTATCCGCACTTGGTGTTGTAATCGTAATTGATTCCTCAAAACCACCATTCATTACAAAGAACTTAGCATCACGTCTCGCTAACTGCATTATTTTACCACTCATATTTTATTTTTTATTCAACAATTTGAGAATCATTTACATCAGAAGTATTTAAAAGTTCTAAACCTTTTGCAATTTCTTCAATAATATCATCTTTTTTAGTTGCAGTCAATTCTATTCCATTAATTTTAGCGAAATCTTTTAACTCATCAACTTTCATTTTGTCTAAATCAAATGAATCTTTTTCATTAACCAAATCAGCGGCATTTGAGGTTTCTTTTAAATCAGTTTCTTCAACTAATTCAATAAAACCAGCATTAACCAAATCAGCGGCATTTGAGGTTAATTGAGTTTCATCAACTTCATCACCAAACTTAGCTATGTGATTGCGTTTACATAAATGCTTAATCACTTTTACTCTATACTTTGCCATATCTAACTAAAATTAAGCAAGAACTTGCATTGTATAAATTTTGTCAATCGTAAAAGGAATAACAAGTGGCGCAGAAGTCAATTCAATAGTGCTTGAAAGTGTTTTCTCATCACTATATGGGCGAATTAAATACTCAGCCTCAATGACCGCTGGAACTCTTGAAACAACTCCTCCAATATTCATGTCCTGGAAAGATGGTAAACCTCCGAAAACTGTTTTTCCTTGGAAATCATCTGGTAAAACAACAACTAAATTAGAATCTAAATAGTGTTGAGTCGCTCCAGTTGAATCAGTATATTTTTCATTGTAAGTCCAAAGATTTACCATGAAATCACCAGCAGCAACTTGACCATGAAAAGCCATTCCAGTCGCATTATCGAATTGAGGCATGCCTAAAGTAATTCTGTCAATACGTCTAATATCTGCTTGCTCTTTTACTTGAGTTGTATTCATAAAAGCATTCAATGCCGCACTTCTCATTACAACGTTAACCGCACTACCATTTGAATTACCCACGTCACGTAAGAAAGTCATAGCGTTTGCTAAGTCATCTAACGGAGTAGCACTCGATGCAACACTCCAATATTCACCAGCACCAGAAGAAACATTTATCATTGATGTAGCTTTACGCTTGTAATCAATAGAATCACCATTCGTCAATTCAACAATACCAGTCATTAAAACTTCTGCTTGTTGTTTTCTAATAGCACGCTCGATTTTTTTTCTGTTTTTTTCAACATTTTTAACTGCATTCATAGCAATTACTTTGTTTACTTGAGCGTTTTCCATACCAACACCTAAAGCGATAGTATTCATGTAAACTTGATCGCGTTGGAAGTCATAATCTTCCTTGAAAAATGGCGGAATATATTTATGTTCCGTTAATTTTTGAAATTTGTTTTTATTTCCCTCTGTGAAACGAACTACATCAACTGCAATTAAGTCGTTATCTCTTTGTACTTCAACATCAACCTCTAAAGTTGGAGTTGTTTCGCTTGGAAAAAAGCCACCAAAACCAGCACGAACTGGAATTGTTTCTTCAAATTTACCTACAATCTTTTTCGTGATTGCATTACTGTGTTCAATTAATGAAATAGCCATAATTAATTATCAAATTTAGTCATTTCAGTAACGTTATTTAAAACGAAACCTAATGCAGTTAATATATCTTTTACTGATTTTGAGCCTACAATAGAATCTAAAGTAGTTCCGATTGGTAGAATCAACATTGAAGCATCAATATCGCCAGAAACGCAATAATTTGCTCTTAAACTATCAGCATCAGCCATAGTATTAATCCCTTCAATTTTTAAAATACCAATAACATTTGCCAAAGTAGCAGATGTAGCTGGTGAGAATCCCTCATCAACTCCAGCAGTACCATTTACAATAGTAATAGTTGGATTTGCTCCAGTTCCAGTATCAGCTAAATCTGTTTTTGGTCCTACTGTAGATGCAGTAAATACAACAGTATCACCATAAATAGTAGCACCAGTAGAATATCCAGTTAATGTACCAGAATAAGTTCCAGTTGCAGTACCAGCTCCAGTAGTTGCTCCAACTGCTAAATTTGCAAAAGCATTAGCCATTTCATCAGCAGTAGTTGCGCCAGTTGAAGTATAAGTTAATCCGGCTAAAATTTGAGTTTGTCCAGCAGTTAATGCAGCAAACTTAACTTGAGCAGTTTCAAAACTTCCAGCATTTCTAACTACTAAAATACCATCTTGAGCTTCTAAAGACTCACCAAGATTATTAATAAAAACACCCTCTTGGTATCTGTTACCATATGTGAAAATGTTTTGTGCAGAATAATCAACTGTTGATTGATTACGTGTTGCATCCCTTTGTGTTGCGTAAATACTCATCTATTTAAATTTTAAAATCCATAGCTGCGTTAATCTCTTTTTCTTTTGCAGTAGCTTCTGGAGTTACTACAACTGGTGCCTCAGCAGTTACTAATGGTTTAGCACTATCACTTTGCATACCAGCAAGCATATTGGCCGCATTCATTTTTACCATAAAAGCCTCTCTTTGTGATGGTGAAATTTCATCACCAGAATTAATTGCCTCAACAACTGCTTTCTGGTCCGCGTCAACATACACTAATAACGATTTTACTCGCTCTCTCTCAGCACTTATACCCTCAGATACAATTCCAGCATATGCCTCTGGATGTGCTTGTTTAATTTCCTCTTTTGTCATTTTTTTTGTGGAATTAGTTAAACTTAAATTTGAATTATTATTTTTATTTTTATTTTTATTTTTATTTTCTTTTGAATCAGATAAAACCATTTGAACAACCTCATTAAAACTTGCAATTCCATCGATAAATGTACCAACTGCATCTTTTGAAAAAGTAGTATGACCATCTCCAAAATCAGTTCCTTTTAATTGAGGTCTATTATTACCTACCATATCTATAAAATTTTCATTTATAGGGTCCAATAACTCTTTAATTAATGGTTCATAATTATCATTATTTAAAGCTTCTTCAAAAGCTTTATTTTTCATTGTAGATTTAGTAGCGTATAATCTAATATGCTTTTCTCCAAATAATTTATCTTCTGAGTTTGCAGCATATCCATCAAATTCAATCATAGTACCAATTGAACCTACTATATTCTGACCGCTTTCAGAAAATATTTTTGTACTTGCAGAAATAATACCATAAGCAGCACTTGCCGCCATACCTCCTTTTGTGATTACAGAATAAACTGGCTTTGTTTTTTTTATTTCATTAATAGTGTCAACCATTAACTCAACTGCCGAACTTGAACCCCCTCCAGAATTAGTTTTTAGAATAAAACCAACTACTCTATCATCTTCTGAAGCTTTAGTCATTATATCAGATACAGTTTGCATTCCAACTGTTGAAGCACCTCCACTTAAAGTAATTGGACCATCTAAATTTAAAACAACTACGGCTCTAAAATCTTGATTATTTTCCAATTGACCTAGACTCCAATCATCACCAAATGGACGTGTAACTATTTTATCCTCATTTTGAACATTCAACAAAGAAAAAGAATTATGTTTTTGATCTGGCAACTCTAAAGAAACACCATTTCTAAAATTCTTTAACATTGATGACATATAATTGAAAGATACTGAATCCATCATCCAAGGCACACCGCCATAAATCTCTTTTGCAAGTCCGTAATTCATATACAAATATTTTATTTTCTTTACAAATATATTAATTTTTTTTTATAATTATCAAAATAAAAAAAAGGTGCTATATAAATAACACCTTTTCCCTAACATCAATAACCAAACTATCATGAAATTTTACCCACTACAATATTAAGAAACTTTTGGTAATAATTGCATAATTGCATTCATTTTTTTTCCAAAATACCAAACAACAAATATAATTACCAAAAATAAAAACCCAAAAGCAATACCAACTATTCCTAAAATTAAAGCAGTATTATCTGTTTTTTTATACTTGCTTTCCTC